CATACTACGGAAGAATTAAGGGAACTTATCTTTAAGTCACAAGAAATGTACCCTAAGATATGGCCTGGGATTAAATGGTCAGAACGTAAGATGCAGTGGACTGCGCCCTCTGGTGCGAGGTTGTGGATGTCCTACCTAGATAGGGAAGATGATGTCCTGCGCTACCAAGGTCTAGCGTTTAGTTGGATAGGCTTTGACGAGTTAACACAATGGCCCTCACCATTCGCATGGAACTACATGCGATCTCGTCTACGGTCCACTGCACCCGACTTACCAGTGTACATGAGGGCTACCACTAACCCAGGAGGTAGGGGACATCACTGGGTAAAGAAAATGTTTATAGACCCTGCTGCTCATAACAAAGCATTTGACGCAACAGACATAGAGTCAGGAGAAGTTTTAAAATATCCTGCAGGTCACGAAAAAGCAGGAAAGGCATTATTTAAACGTAAGTTTATTCCTGCACGACTATCTGATAACCCTTACTTGGCTAATCAAGGTGACTACGAGGCAATGTTACTGTCACTACCAGAACAACAACGCAGACAACTACTAGAGGGTGACTGGGATATAAAAGAAGGTGCAGCCTTTACTGAGTTTGATAGAAATATTCATGTAGTTGAACCTTTTAATATACCTTCCAACTGGGTTAAATTTAGAGCATGTGACTACGGATATGGAAGTAAATCAGGAGTTGTGTGGTTTGCTGTAGCACCCGATGAACAATTAATTGTTTACAGAGAACTATATGTAAGTAAAGTATTAGCTACTGATCTTGCGGATATGGTTCTTGACTTAGAAGCAGAAGATGGTAATATTAAGTACGGAGTACTGGATAGCTCTTTATGGCATAAACGTGGCGATACAGGTCCAAGCCTTGCGGAGCAAATGATAAGTAAAGGATGTAGATGGCGTCCTTCAGATAGATCAAAAGGTTCTCGTGTAGCAGGTAAAAATGAAATACACAGAAGACTACAAGTAGATGAGTTTACAGAAAATTCAAGACTGGTATTTTTCAATACCTGTACAAATATAATTTCTCAACTACCTGCAATACCGTTAGATAAAAAAAATCCAGAAGATATTGATACACATTCAGAAGACCACTTGTATGATGCGTTAAGATATGGTATAATGTCAAGACCACGTTTTAGTGTATTTGATTATGATCCACATGGAACAACATCAATGGGTATGCGAGTAGCGGATGCAACATTCGGTTATTAAGGAAAAATAAATGGCAGAAGATAACGAAGTATTTATTGAAGACGATGCAATAATTCTTGAAGATACAGAAAACTCAGTAGAAGAAGATGCAGATACATCTAAAATAATTCCATTTATTATGGAACGATATAATCGTGCAGAAGACTATCGTAGACAAGATGAAGAACGTTGGTTAAAAGCATATAGAAACTATCGGGGTATATACGGATCTGACGTTCAGTTTACTGAAGCAGAAAAATCTCGTGTGTTTATTAAGGTAACTAAAACCAAAACACTTGCAGCTTATGGTCAAATTGTTGATGTGTTATTTGCAAAAAATTCTTTTCCGTTAACTGTTGACCCAACAGAACTTCCAGAAGGTGTAGTAGAAAATGTCTCTTTTGATCCTGCTTTACCTAAAGAGTTACAGGAAGATAAAAAAAGTGAACCAATATCGCCTTATGGTTTTAAGGGTGACGGTAAAGAAATACCTAAAGGCGCTACAGTTAAAACGTTACAGGAATCGTTAAATCCAGAATTACGTGAAAAGTTAGACCCTATTGAAGGAATAAAAGAAGGTACAGGTAACACACCTACTGCAGTTACATTTAGTCCTGCTATGATTGCAGCAAAAAAGATGCAAAAGAAAATACAAGATCAACTTGATGAATCTTCTGCATCTAAACATTTACGAAGCACTTCATTTGAAATGGCATTGTTTGGTACAGGTGTAATGAAAGGACCATTTGCTGTAGACAAAGAGTATCCTAGTTGGGACGATGAAACAGGAGAGTACTCACCTACATTTAAAATAATACCACAGGTATCCCATGTATCTGTTTGGAATTTTTATCCAGACCCAGATGCTAACAATATAGAAGAAGCACAGTACGTAGTGGAACGACATAAACTGTCTCGTTCACAAATGCGTAATCTAAAGAAACGTCCATACTTTCGTTCAACAGTTATCGATGAAGCTATATCTTTAGGAGAAAACTACGATAAAGAATATTGGGAAAACGATTTAGCAGACTATGCACCTGAACATGGTATTGAAAGATTTGAAGTTCTTGAGTATTGGGGTATGTGCGATGTTAAAATACTAGAAGAACAAGGTGTAGATATACCTAGTGACCTTTCTGATATGGATGAATTACAAGCAAATATTTGGATTTGTAATGGTAAACTACTGCGTATGGTTCTCAATCCGTTTAAACCTGCACGTATTCCATACATGGCTGCGCCCTATGAACTAAACCCATATTCATTTTTTGGTGTGGGTATTGCTGAAAACATGGACGATACACAAACACTTATGAATGGTTTTATGCGAATGGCTGTAGATAATGCTGTACTGTCAGGCAACCTGTTGATAGAGGTAGATGAAACTAACTTAGTTCCAGGACAAGACCTATCAGTATATCCAGGCAAAGTATTTAGGAGACAAGGTGGTGCTCCAGGGCAAGCTATCTTTGGCACTAAATTTCCTAACGTTGCAGGAGAAAACTTACAGCTATTTGATAAGGCACGAATACTAGCTGACGAATCTACAGGTTTTCCTTCCTTTGCTCATGGTCAAACGGGAGTACAAGGTGTAGGTAGAACTGCTAGTGGTATTAGTATGTTAATGGGTGCGGCTAGTGGCACAATTAAAAATGTTATTAAAAATGTAGATGATTATTTATTACGCCCACTAGGAGAGGGGCTGTTTAGATTTAATATGCAATTTGATTTTGATCCTGAAATAAAAGGTGATCTAGAAGTTAAAGCTCGTGGAACAGAATCTCTTATGGCTAACGAAGTACGTAGTCAAAGGCTTATGCAATTTTTGCAGGTATCATCAAATCCTGCACTTGCACCGTTTGCTAAGTTTCAATATATTATTCGTGAGATTGCAAAGTCTCTTGATCTTGATCCAGACAAAGTTACCAACAATATGAATGAAGCTGCTATTCAAGCTGAACTAATGAAACAATTTCAGCAAGAACAACAACAACAACAAAAAGAAGCAGGAACAGAACAAGGTGCTCCTGCAGGTGCAAACCCAATGGACACATCAGGAGCAGGTGGTGGAAACATAGGTATAGGTCAAGCACCAATACCACAAGAACAAGGATTTAGTGGAAATGAAGGACAGGGAGCACCTGAACAAGCTCAAGGGGTTGGTGAATAACCATTCTCAATGGGATAACTTTGAAAAGTATTTGGATACTTTAATAGATCAACAACACAGAGTAATGGAACAAACAGACAATACAGTTGCTATGCATAGAGCACAAGGAGCAGTATATCAGTTACGTAGACTTAAACTACTTAGAGACGAGGTACTAAAAAATGTATGAAGAACAAATGGAACTATTTAACGAAGGTGGTTTAAAAGATGAGGGTGGTTCTGTAGACCCTGTATCTGGAAACGATGTACCCATTGGTTCTACTAAAGAAGAAGTTCGTGATGATATACCTGCTATGGTAAGTGAAGGTGAATTTGTTTTTCCTGCTGATGTTGTACGATACATTGGTCTTAACAATCTTATGAACATGCGTCAAGAAGCTAAGATGGGTTTAAAGAAAATGGAAGCTATGGGTCAGATGGGTAATGGTGATGAAGCCACACTACCTGACGATATGCCATTTGGTATGGCAGACATAGTTATTGTTGAAGGTTCAGATGAGCCAAAAGAAATGGCACAGGGTGGAGTTATACAAGCACAAACAGGTACGTTTGTAACACCTATGTTTAATCCATCAGATAGAGATGATCGTGAATATAAAAATGCAAAAGGTGAAAGTTTATTTATTCCATTTTTAAATGGTCAGCCTGTGTATCCAATTCCTGCAGGGTATTTTCCTGTAGGTCAAACTCCAACAGAAACTGAAGAAACAGAAACACCTGCACCTGCAGAAGATGATGGCGGTGGTGGTGGAGATCGTGGCCCACGTAAAAATGCTTTTACTGAGGCAGGTAGTTGGGCAGGTTCTCCGTTAGACATGTACATTAAAGAAGCAGAAAAAGTAAGTGCCTATGGTAATATGGCTGCAGGTGCAACTGCTGCATTAAATCCAGTAGTAGGTATGTTTGTATTTGGCGCATTAAAAAATGAAAAAAGAAAACTTAATAATACTATAGATGCTCGTATTAAAGAGGCAGAAAAAGCAGGACTAACAGATTCAGTTGCTGCATTAAAAGCTGTTAAGAAACGTATGTCACCAGAAGGACAGAGTGTACTTGAACAAGCACAGAGTACAGTAATAGGTGCTTTTAAATCTTTACTAGGAATAGAAAAGGGTACTGAAGAATCAACCAAAGTTGACGAGTTAACAAAAAAAGCAGGTGAAATTAATGAAAAGACTACAGATGCAGAAA